CGCAAAAGCTGATGCTGATTTGTTCTTCAAATCAATCGCAGCTGTTGCAGAGGCACACACCAAGCGCACATCTGTTGACCAAGTGTTGGCAAATCGTTTTGGCAATGATGACCACATTGTGGCTGTCACCAAAGCAATCTCCAATCCTGCGATGACCAATGTGTCTGGCTGGGCAAGCGAATTAGTGCGTGACACTTATGCTGCATTCATGGACACACTCAAACCTGAGTCAGTGATCCCTCGCATCGGCATGAATCAATATTCTTTTGATGGCTTTCAGAGCATCAAGATCCCAATGCGAGCTGCTGCCCCTCGTTTAGATGGCGCATTCAGAGCAGAGGGTGCACCAATTCCAGTGAAACAAATGGGATTCGCCAGCAAAGTATTGACACCGAAATCAATGGGTGTGATCTCAACATTCTCAAATGAGTTGTTTGAGCGCAGCACTCCAAACATTTTGGATGTAATTCGCAGCGCAATCATCACTGACACAGCCGAGGCACTCGATGCCAAGTTCATGTCTGCTGATGCTCCTGTTGCTGGTATCTCTCCAGAGGGTTCACAGCATGGCATTTTGGCTGCTGACACAGCAGTGTCTTTGGGCACTGATGTTGCATCCATCACTGCTGATTTGCGTGGTCGTTTGCAGCGCATGGCATCTTTGAATTTAGGCAAGCGACCAGTCTGGGTGATGAATCCAGCTCGAGCATGGGGCCTGCAATTGGCTACCAATGCAGTTGGCGCAGTTGCTTATCCTGAGATGGCAAATGGCACATTGATCGGTGCACCAGTAATCACAAGCACAACTGTGCCAGCTGGTGTGGTGTTCTTGTTTGATGCTGCTGAATTGTATTTCGCAGGCGGTGCTCCTCGCTTTGTTGGCACAGATGTGGCCACATTGCACATGGAGGACACAACTCCATTGGCAATCAATGGCTCTGTTGCTGCAAGTCCAGTGCGTAGTCTCTACCAAACCAATACTGCTGCCATTCGTGCCATGTGGGAATTGGATTGGGCATTCAATCGTGCTGGTTGCACACAGACCATCACTGGTGTTGAGTGGTAATCCAAAAGAAGTAATGCAACAACCCCCAGGGCCAACCCCCTGGGGTTTTTTTAAAGGGTTTATATGCTGATCTGGTCATACAAAAAAATCACAGAATTAAAAGGTGCAACAGGGTTTGTGGATTGCGAGAAAACTCTTGCAGAAAAACTACTGGCAGATGGCCATGTGCAAAATCCAGCAGTGGGATCAAACCACTTGAAACAAATTGAAAAGACAGAAATCTCATCTGCTTATGCTGATGAGAAACCAAAAAAGAAAACAACCAAAGCAAGATCAGTTGACTCTGAGGGTGATCTTTGATGGGAATAATCACTCGAATCAAGTCAGTTTTTAGTGGCTCAGAGGGGGCCTATCGAGGCCCGGCCACTGGGATTGGTGAATTCGGTGGCATGTTTTCCATTCCATTTGGAGATGGATTCCAGAGAAATTTGCAGATGGGCGGTGGCTATGCAGCCAGGAATGTCCCAGCAGTTTATGCCTCTGTGATGGCATTCTCCAGGGCAGTGAGCCAGTGCTATCCAGCACACAAGCAAATCATCGATGGCAAACACACAGTGAGCAGCACATCACCGGCATCCCGGCTGCTGCTTTATCCAAATGACTATCAAACATTTGATCAATTCATTTTCAATGTAGTTGCACAAATGCTGTTTGATGGCGAGTGTATTTGCTTGATTGTCAGAGACAATCGCTCTGCACCGGTTGCATTGCACATTTGTCCAAGAGGTAGTGCAGCTCCATTCATTGAGCCAGAGACAAAGGCCATTTTCTACTCTATCGGTGCCAATCCAATGGTGCTCGATGAGTCCGACTATATGGCCCCGGCCAGGGATGTGATTCACTTTAGGCAGCACACACCCCGGCATCCATTGATCGGTGAGTCACCAATCAAAGCAGCAGCAATGGCTGTTGGCATCAATGTCGCATTATCAAAAACCCAGGTCGCATTCTTTGAGAATATGAATCGACCATCTGGAATCTTATCCACTGAGCAGGCCCTCAACAAAGAGCAGATGCTCCGGTTGAGAGAGGCCTTTGATGAGCAGTCCAAAGACTGGGCCAGTGGCAAGATGCCAATCCTGGGTGGCGGTTTGAAATTTAATCAGCTCTCAGTGGACTCTGTTGATGCGCAGCTGATCGAGGCACAGCGCATGTCTGTTGAAGATATTGCCAGAGTCTTTGGTGTGCCCCAGCCAATCATTGGCGATCTGAGCAAAGCCACACTCTCCAATGTGGAGCAGCTGATCTCGATGTGGCTCTCCATCTCCCTGGGCAGCCTATTGGAAAACATTGAGCGCAGCCTGGACAAAGCATTTGGCCTCACATCCTCCGAATATATCGAGCTCGATGTCTCTGCCTTATTGCGCACAGACTTCATGGGCCGAGTTGAGGGATTGACTAAAGGCATCCAGGGTGGATTGTTCACACCAAATGAGGCCAGGGAAAAAGAGGGCCTGGAGCCAGTTGAATCTGGGGATGCTCCATTCCTGCAAAGTCAGATGACACCGATCAATCTATTAAAAGACATCGCAGCAGCCAACCTGGCACCAAAGATCGAGCCAAAGGTCTCGGCAAATGATCCAACCAATCAACCACAAGGATCTCAAAAAGACTTTGATGCAACTGTCGCAAAGGCAATGATTTTTGAGAGTGTCAAAAAAAGGATGCAGAAATAATGACTATCGAAAAGCAGCTGCTGGAAACAGTTGAGCCACTCATTGATGAGATTGTCTCAGTCAACAAAAGGATCGATGATCTCACCCTGGAAAAAGGTGAGCCAGGCATTCCTGGTGTTGGCATCAAATCGATCAGCCAGGAGATCCCAGAGAAGTTTGAGATCGAGCTCGATGATGGATCGATTGCTGTTGTTGATTTGCCAGCCGGCCAAGATGGCCAGGATGGTGATCGAGGCGAGGCTGGTGAGCCAGGAGCCGGGATTGACACTAAGTCCTGGGAGCCAGGAGTATATCGCGAGGGCAGCATTGTCCAGCACAATATTGGTCAATATTTCAAAGCATTAAAAGACATAGCAGAGGATCCCAATGAGTCTCTCGAGTGGGAGCGCATTGGCGGTGCCGGATTTAGATTTGCCAAATCATTCAAACCAGAAAACATCTATCAAAATGGCGATCTCTTTGTCAAAGAGTTTGGCCTGTTTGGCATGTTCAATGGCGAGATCAAACTCCTGGCCGGCAGAGGCCCAAAAGGTGAAAAGGGTGAGACCGGCAAAGCAGTTGATGGCAAAGATGGAAAAGATGGCTGCGAGATTGTGGCATTTGAATCGAATGGCCTGGTCGCTGCGCTGCTGACCAAAGATGCAGCTGGTGAGCTCAAGGCCCACTCGATTGATTTTGCTCCAGTGATTGAAAAGCAGCTCGATGATCTACGCAAAGAATTTGGTGAGCTCTCATATGATGAGGTCTCTGATGTAGTGCAGAAATCATTGCTCACCCATGAGGCTGACAGTGAGGCTGTCCCAATGCGGTTTTATCGCAATCTCTGGGATATGGGCACAAATTATGCTGCTGGTGATGTTGTCACCTTTGGCAGAAAAATATTTATCGCAAAAGAATCAAACTCTGGCCAGGTGCCACAGGGTGGATCCTTAATCAATCCCCTGGTCGGCAGCAAATACTGGATCGAGGTTGTTGTTGGCAACCTGGGAGCAATCCCATCCGGTGAGGCTGGTGGCACACCAACCCCTGGCCCAGCCGGGCCTGCCGGGCCAGCAGGGCCCCCTGGGCCTGCCGGTGCCGATGGTAAACCAGGCGCAGACTTAACAGCTGGAGCATATCTGCCACTGGCTGGTGGCTCGATGTCTGGCCCAATCACATTCCCAGCTGTTGGCACTGTGATGAATTTCTCAGCCACATATGGATTGTTTACAGCATCCGGTGGAGTGTCATTCAGATTTGGTGCGAATGACATCATGGCATTCTCATCCACTTTTGTCACAGCATACAAACCGATTGTCACTCCAGCCACTGGCATTGGCATTCAGTTTGGCACCGGTGGCGCAGATATTCGCAAAGGCGCAAACAATAATGAGATCGAGATTTGGTCTGGCGCAGCTAAGAAAGCCACCTTTTCAAATACTGCATTCACTTATGCGGTGCCATTAGTGCTGCCAGCGGATCCCACAGCGGATCTCCAGGCTGCAACCAAAAAATATGTGGACACCCTTGAGGCCAAAGTCACTGCACTCGAGGCAAGAATCGCTGCCCTGGAGACTCCATGATGCTTGAAATCCTAAAACTACTCCTGGGCATTACAGACAACACTCAAGATGATGTGCTCTCATCTTTGCTGGTTCAATCACAGTCCTATGTTGAGGACTACCTGGATCGCAAACTCGATGTGGATGAATATGAGGATTATGCAACTCCCAATGGCAGCAGCTCATTCCCATTGCGCAATTATCCAGTCCAGGAAGTGATTGGCATCGAGAATTTGGATGGCATTGCTGTTGAGGAATTCAAGCTGCTCAAGCAGCCAGGTGTTGTTCGCACAAAGCAAAATCTCTTTGGTGATTATTTGATTACCTATACAGCTGGATATGACCCACTCCCAGGATGGGCTCAAAAGGCCATTGTGGACACAGCTGCTG